TGATTGAAAGAATAAATCCCTGACGCAGCGTCCAAGAAAATGTCTGACTCAGCATCGACAATCAAATCAGCGGCAATGTCGAGAGTTAAATTCCCAGAAGTAACGTCGATTTCGTTACCATCAATCGTGATGTTGTCTACGACTACGCCAGCGTTGGCAGTGACTACGCCAGCTACAGCTAAGGTAGAGGCCATATCCACAGCGCCATCAACATCAACGACATCAAGGTTAGTAGTACCGTCTACGTCAATATCGCCTGAGATGTCTAAAGAAGCAACTACAGCCGTTCCTGTAAGCGTAGGAGCAGTTAGCGTCTTATTTGTAAGGGTCTGTGAGCCAGTAAGCGTTGTAACAGTGCTATCAATAGCAAAGGTCACGGCGTTACCAGAGCCACTAGTATCAATACCAGTACCGCCCGTAAACGTAAGAGTCTCTGAGTCTAGGTCTATGCTTAGCGCACCGCCAGAGTCTGCTTGAAAGTCTAAGTCCTGTGCAGTTACTTGGCTGTCTACATAGGCTTTGATGGACTGCTGAGAAGCAATACCTGTAGCACTGTTAGATGCCATATTGTCTTCATCAAGGAATGCTTTGCCATCAAGTATGTTTAGCTCTGCGGCAGTTGACGTTACACCATCTAATATATTTAGTTCTACGGCTGTAGAAGTTACAGCAGTACCATTAATAGATAGTGCGTCTGTTTCTAGGGTTCCATCTACATCTACATCACCAGAAATATCTAGCGTAGCAGCATCTAACTCACCAGTAATTGTTAAATTTCTAATACCAGTATAGTCTTTACTAGAATCTAAAATAACCGCTTTGGAAGCAATAGCTGTACCAACTGCTGTACTTCCTAAGTCAAGAGCATTTATTTCACCTACAACTACTGTAGCACCGTCAAGTATATTAAGTTCTGCTGCTGTAGACGTAACCGCTGTTCCATTAATAGACAACGCATCAGTCTCCAACGTACCGTCAATGTCAGCGTCCCCCGAAATGTCAAGAGACCCTGCATCTAGTTCTCCAGTAAGTGTAATGTTACGAAAGCTGGCTACGTCTTTATTCGCATCTACTGTAACTACTTTACTAGCTACTACTGTGCCTACTGAAGCGCCTGTGTCGTTATAGTTAAGTTCTGTTGTAGTGGCTGTAACGCCATCCAAAAGATTAATCTCTGCGGCAGTTGATGTTACACCATCTAAAATGTTAAGCTCAGCAGCAGTAGATGTAATAGCAGTTCCATTAAAGTTGATAGCATCCGCATAAACTGTGCCATCAAAATAACCATCTTTAAATTCTAAAGAACTAGTGCCAAGATCAATATCATTATCTGTAACAGGGACAATAGCGCCATCTTGAATACGGACCTGTTCAACTGCACTGCTAGATACCTCTACAAAAAATCCTACTCTATTATTTGTACCATCAACTACAACTTTATTTAAAAAATCTAAGTCACCAATCTGAGGAATATTACCACCTTGACCAGAAGACCCATCATGCCGATGCCCAGTAGAGGAGGCACTAGATGAAGAATATGCAAAAGCATTTACTAGCTGGTTATATTCGTTGTTAAACAGTGCTGCTGTGATAGTGTCTCCATCAGCCATTGAACTCTGTCTAGTATAATTCTGAGCCATTTATTATCTCCTGCCTGATGGCATATAATCTATATAAATACCATTTACAGCATATGCTGATTTTTGATCCTTACTAGATACTCTAAAGCTGCAAGTATTTCCTGAACCTTCTAAAGTAATTCTTTCCATTGGATCTGTTGTTGCGCCAAATGTAATAGAATTAAAAGCTACTGATCCAAATATTGCAGGTAATAAAATTGTAGAAATTTCAAATGGTTCTGGTTGCGGTATTGTAGGATCTTCGTAGTCGTAACGTACTCTAAAGCTAGGCAGTATCTCACCTTCTGGGCTAAATGAAACTCTAGCATATTTTAAAGTTTTACGTGTTCCTATATCTCCAAAATCAAAATCAGGAGTCTGATACACTGCATCTATATCTGTTGCTGTTGAGTCATTAAAAAAAGAGTTTCCAGTATCGTGAGTATAAATATATCCATCTTTATCACCATGAAATATTTTTTCTACTCCATCTTTGTCTACATCAGATATAAAACCTAATGCCTGTATTCCTAATGTTTCTGACCAAGCATAGCCTTGAGAAGTAAAAGTTCCTATAATACCTCTGGCTACACTAGGGCTTTCTGTATTTTTACTATAGAATAATCTATATTGAGATTTACTTCTAAGGACACCACTTGTAATTATAAACCCTGAATCAGAAGCAATATCAGAAATAAGTTTTTGTATAGCTCTGCTTACTGAGCTTAACTCTACATCTCCAATGCGTGCAGTACCAGCGATTGTTCTTACACCATCAGGAGCGAGAAATAATATATCTCCTCCTACTTCCTGTATACTACCACCATCTAAACAGCCTACATTAGTTGTTATAGGAATCACTGCTACAGTACTAGAGTCATTTATATTTACAAGTTTATGAATACTATTTTTACAGAATATAATTAAATCGCCACGAAAACTTGCTAACCCTACTACAGCATCTTCAATTACAATACTACCTGACCCACTACCACTAAAGCTATCAATATCATTAGTGCTACTGTAGAATATAGTATTTTTAGCTGTAGATGCCCCAGCAACTACTAAGTGTTTATCATGTATTATACCAAAAGCAGGACCAGTAGTACCACTAACTGTAATCTCTTTAGCAAAAAATGTTCTGCTAGTTAAACCACCTGTACCTGTCATTTGAAATAAGAAAGGCTCGTTAACCCCATCACATATTACAATCTCACCATAGTCTGAAGTGCCTTCATATATTGCAAAAGTACAACGACCTTGAGAAGTACGTGCAGCTACTGATCGACCTGTAAAAGTAGTATAATCATCACCACTAGAAGCTACACTTGCTCTGTTAATTTGAAGCCAAGTCGTTTCGCCATCTACACTAAAAAATATCCCATCACCTGAACATACTATAATACCATCAGCGTACACTGCCATTCCTAATATAGTATTGCTAGAATTAGGTCTAGTATCTCCAAACAAAGAATAACCATTTATACGTCTATAACCACCATCAGGATCTACCTCAAAGTTTCTTAAACGTGTAGCAAAACCTGGCTGAGAAAGCATCTCTAGTTGGTTTAAGTTGACATTTAAGCCACCTTTACATGAGTATCCCCAAGGCTGAGACATTAAATGTACCTCACACGATCATCTTTCATATAACCTGGATCAGGAGTCATTAAACGTAATTTCATTAGTTTTAAACCACGCTTATAATCTTCTAAAGCAAAAGCTGCTGCCTGTGAGTTTTCTTTAAACTGATGCAAATAATATCTAGCTCTTGCAAGTAATACAGTTTTATATACATCAGGAAATACTATAGCATCTCCAAAAGAATCTAGCTGTGTTGGAAGATCATATGCAAAATAAAATACTTTGTATACTTTATCAGGTATTGGGCTAAGACCAAATGTTCGACCATCTGAGCTTCTTATGACTCTACTAGGCACTCCAAATTTTTGAGTATCTGCATCATCCAGATTTTCACTAAGACGATAAAAATCTTTCCATTCTTCTATTGTAGTGTATCTAAGATTACGTGCTACAAAAGGAGCAGTTTCACCACTAACGCCTACTGTTGTTAAGTAAAAGTTTTCAAACTCTACTGCACCATAGTCTGTAGTTAAAGAGGAACTTGATGGTTTTAATTCATACCACCGTGTTCCAGCTACAGTTTCTAGGCTTACATTACCAAAGGTAGGGTCAGTGGCTCCACTTTCAGCCGCCGCTAAAAAAGGCCACTTTGGTTCTTCTGTTACAATATCTAAATAAGATCTATTGATAAGATCCTTAGCATGCTGCTGGATACCAATAGCATTAGCAAAAGTTGAAGAAGTTAAGGCAACCTCATTCAACTCTCGCAATAGCTCATTAGTTAATTGTAAAAAAGTAGTAGCCATTATTTATTATGAACCTTTTGTATTTCAAAGTTTGCAGTTTTGCTAGATCCTGTATGTTTTTTGTAACCATCTTTAGGATCTTTCATAAGCTTATAAGACTTACCACTTTTCATCCAGTGATAACCTTTAGGGGCTTGAACTTTCATCGTCCTTTAGGTAGGCTCATATTATAGCCAGCCATCTTATTACAAGCATCTTCCATCGCATAAATGTCAGCCTTCATTGTTTTACCGCCATGTCCTTTCTTCATGCGCTCACCGCCATACATCATTGATTCACGCTTGCCACCCATCATCATGCCACCACGCATTTGATCTTTCATCTTACGATCCATTTCCATATCCATCATACCCATGCCGCCCATAGCCATATTTTTCTTTCCGCCATGCTTCATCATGCTTCTCCCTGTATATTTATTAGGTACATAACCTTTTTTTCTAGGCACTTTATTCATTCTTGATCCATAGAAAATGTTTTACTTTTTTCTCTACATATATCTAATTCAGTTTTATGCTTATTAAAGATACGATCATAATTATTTTTATATTGTGTAATATTCATACCTTTACGAAATCTACTGTCTTTATTAACAATAGTTTTACGAAACATCATAGGATTAGATTCTGAACCAACTGAAGCCATTTAAACTCTCCAAATAAAAGGAAAGGGGCCACCGAAGCAGCCCCATCCAGTTTTAGTCGATGCCGTAGAAGGCAGATACAAGAGCTTCAGGACGAAGCACCTGTGCGCCATATACGTGAAGACCACGAACAATATCACCAAAGCTATCTGGATCACGGATGACCTCAGTGCTAGTAATAGTTTGTGCAGTAGCACAAGCAGACATATGACCAGCCAAACACTTACCAGCAGCATTAGTAGTTGCAGCAATATTATTTGACTTGTACATATCAAAGCCACGTAGCTTACCAGAGCTTACCAATCCATTGCGGATTGAACCCTGACCAGCATTGTAGTCTACTGACAAGAGCTTAGAAGAGCTTTGAACAAGCACTTCGTAGAACTCTGGATTAGCAACAAACCAGCGACCTTCTTCTGGTACGTTTTGATCATCTAGCAAACGAGCCATACGAGAAAGAACATCAATAGGATCGTGTTCACTAGAGCCAAAACCAATGTCCAAGTTACCAGTACCATCAAAGGTGCCAGCAGCAAGGTCAGTTGCATTGTCAGTACCTAAGCTGTGGTTTGGAGATGAATCTGGAACACCAGCAAACATCTCAGCAATAACACCTGCATCAAAAGCATCACGCAATGCGTAAGCTGCTGAAGAAGTTGCTACATCACGGAAGTTAACGTGAGACATATTTGTTTCAATATCATCGACGATGAATTTGAAAGCATTAGCCACATCAACAACCAGAGTAAGTTCTTGGTCAGTTAATGCAGTCTTAGTAATGTCTGCACCACGCTCGTAGTTTACGACAGTGATTTCAGGCTCTTTAATGATGCGTACACTATCACCGAACTGTGAGATTTCTCCAGAATAGTCAGTGTTAGTAATCGCTTCAACTACAGAAGCCTTACGGAAAAAGTTTAGTACCTGCTTGGAATAAACTTTGGGTAGGAAAAACGAGTTAGTTTGTCCTGATACGGAGTTACCAAAGTTACCATTGGTATCCGTAGATTGCTCAAAAAATTGATCTGATACGTTAAAAGCCATGTTAATATACTCCTAGTAAAACATTATTTTACTACTCTGCCCTCTGTCATAGCTTGACGGATTTCTTCTTCATACTTATCAAACTGATCAAGGGACATCGCAGCGATTTCCCGTTCAGTCCAGATTTTAGGCTGCTTAGCATCTACAGAGGTGGTTTTTGTTGATACCATATCCGCTGCATCACCACGTTGCCTTTGTTGTCTGGGCTGTTGTGTTTGAGACATGTCATTTTCTAACTTATATAAATCAATAGCTTTAGATGCTAAAGTTACATTATCTGGATTATTATAAATCCAATCTTTAATTTGATCAGGTTGTTGTTCAGCCCAAGCATGAAAATTTTCATCACCTCTAATATCATCAAAATCAGGGTGACGTTTTTTTAAGCTAGACTCAGCTTCTCGTCGCATAATTTCAGACTCACGTTGCCGCATAGACTGTAACTGTGCTTCAAGCTCTGCAACTTGCCGTTGACTCTGCATATGTGCTACAGTTTCAACTGTGTTATAAAGATCAGGATACTCTTCTTTAAAGCTTTCTAATTCTTCTTCAGATTTAGGTGGCTTGTAGGAAGGCTGAGCTTGCATCGCTTCTGCTCGCAGTTCTTGTTCTCGTTGCTTAAACTCTGCAATCTTAGTATCGTAATGTTTCTTTAAATCATCATAACGCTTTTTATAGTTAGTTCGTTTACGAGGTTGAACATCTTCTTCAGGGGCCATTTCTTCTTGGGTAGCCTGTTGCTGTTCTGGGTAAAATAAACCATCTGCATCACCCATCTTAGGTTTATCTGGCGTGTGCCAAGATTTACGTGCATTATATGGATTACTTACTTCCTCTTCATATTGTGTTTCTGACATTCTCAATCTCCTTCACGGGGCTTGTGTCTTGCAAGGTAGCCATATTAACTCCGTCGAGTTTAATGGGGCTTGTCTTACCAAGGTAGCCGTAAAAATTATTGAAGACTTGGCATCCTGTTAGCACCCATCATAAGCTTGTTTATTTCATCACTTATTTGGGATTCTTCCATCATTCCACCTTCAGCCTTCATTTCTTTACCGCCATCATAGGCACGCTCTGCATCATCCATCATTTTCTGGAGTACATCTGAACCTATCTGGTCGGTTGCTTTTTTGGTAAATACAAACTCACCATCGCTCAAACGAGCAGGTATAGAGTCTGATACACCAGTTCCAGGGCCGTCTACTTCGCCAGCACCCGAAAATTCTGAAGCAGTTGTAATTACTTTATCTAAGATGTCTGATAAACGATCATCGTCTTGTAACACACCTGCTAAATAAATTTGTTCGTCGTCGTTAAGAGATTCATCCATAACGTACTTAATATAATCTTCTTCCATCTCATCATCAGGAAGTTGTGAATCCAGTGCTTCATCCATTTCATCTTCTGGTATGTTTGGATAGGTATCTACTGGCATACCTTCTACAGGCATTAGCATAGAGCCTTCTGCTTTACCATTGCGATCTTCAACAAAAGTTTTATAAGTAGAATCACCTAACTTAAAATTATCTATTTTATTTTTCAAATCTTTAGGTATAAATTTTGTTTCTTCTGGAAAATTTTCATTACTTCTTGCAAATTTATTTTTTATAATAAATTTTAAATCTTCTAATTCTTCTTTGGAAGTTGCTTTTTCTAATTGTCTAGAAGCTTCAACTATAGCTTCTCTATCAGTATATTCTCCTTCTTCTAAAAGAGAAAATGCTGCACCTATATGGTCTTTAGCACTAATACCACCTTCTGCCATTGGAGTCTTTTCAAATCTTTCTGTGGCTTTTCTGCCTTTACGATCTCGTAGTATTGAAAAATCTTCAGCAGTAATATCACCATCTTTATTAGCGTCTAATTTTGTTTGACCACCTTTAAGCAAAGGCGCTCTAGATTGACGCTCAGCAGCCTCATTCATTCTACGATCCATTTCTTCTTGACGCATTTGATTTAACATTATTTCAAGATTTTCAGGAGTAGGCTCAAGTTCTTCTTCTTTTAAACGCGCTTGTGCTAGTCTTATTTCTCTTTCTGCCATATCCTTAGCTATAGTAGCCTCACGATCTTTTTGTAATTCACGACTTCTTGAAAGTATACCACCTGATAATTCTAGTCCACCTTCAGCTTTACCTTGAGGATTTAACATACTTTTAGCCATTTTCTTTCCTCTCTAAAATTTCATCTACTATTTGAGGTAACTCTAAAAGTCTACCCAGAAAATTCATCTTCCCCTGACTGCGGAACATTTCCTGTTCCGATGTTGCCGCCACCAGTACCTGTAGCTCCAAGTTCTTGAGGCTGTTCAGGTACTCCTCCACCGCCTCCCATTGCGCCTTGTTCTTGGTTATTGGGGCCAGCTTCTGGGCTAGGGTTTTGTCCAGCATTTTGCATTCCTATAATTTTAGCCATCATTGCGGCTTCTTCAGGGTCATTCATTAGCTCTTCAGGATCTAAATCAAGACTGTATGCTAATTCACTAATAAGTTTATTCATCTTAATAAAAGGCGCTACAGCAGGATTAGCTGCGGTCTGTAAGAACATAGTCAATCTTTGACTACGTACTTCTTTTTGCATTAAACTATTTGTGCCTGTAGCTTTAACTTCTAAATCACCTGTTACAGCTAATTTAGACTCTAAGAACTGCATGTTCCATTGGAAGTATGCTTCACCTAAAGGTTTAAGAAGAAAATCATCAAGATTTTTAATGACAGTCTTAATATTTAATGATGCTGCACCAAGCAACATTGACATGCCCGAAGCAGTACGCGTCATACTTTGTACACCTGTCATACCATGACTATATGATGGAATACCTGTTTGTTCATCTGCAAGCTGTCGAAACTTATCAAACATTTGCATATTTTCAATAGTTGTGTTAGGAAACTTTAAACCATTAATAGCTGTTCCTGGTACACCGGCTTGTCGCCTAAAAACTTTACCAGGATATATTTCCATACTCTGACCACCCACAAGAGCAGTCTCATCTACATCAAATACTACAGAGCCTGATAATGCAAGATTATCAATAGCCATACGAGCATGACCATTCATAATCTTTTGTGAGTCATCCATATTTTCTGCTACGCCTATACCAAAAAAACTATATGGATTTTTTTCGTAGCTAAAAGCATGGTAAGGAATACGAAATGGCGTAAATGGGTTTACTACTGAACGTAATAATCTACCATTACAAATCCATGCATTTATTTGAATTTCATCTAAGTCATCAATATTTTCATCCAACTCCATACCAACTTGGCGTGCATATTCTGCATCCATTACACCCCAATATTCAAGAACTTCAAATTGTTGTGAGCCATAATCATCATTACGACTATCATCTTTTAGTTCTTGTTCATAATCTTTTTCTACATAATTAGGCCCAAGCTGTAATACTTCTCGTATAGCGTCTTTGTTAAAATAAGGCATCTTACCAAGACTACGAAGCTGTGTGCGATTCATACGATGTCTATGAAAGACATACTCTGCTTCACTTATGTTTGTGGCGTTAGGGTCTGGGAAGAAATCCCATATGCTAACAAACTCCAGCCGAGGAACGCGCACGTCAACAGGAGAATAACTTCTAGTACCATCCTCTGCTTCTGTCCACCTATGTAAAGTTTTGTTAAAATTGAACGGGCCTTTAACAATGCCGGTTCCAAATAACGACGCTTCAAATAAAGAACTTCTAATTTCACTTGCCCCATTGGACTCCTCTATTTGATCATGTATAATTTTTTCCATTCGTCTTGCAGCTTTTTGTGCAGGACTAAGTTCCATGGCTCGTGGGTCTGGAGATAAACCTTCTGAGAGCATATCATTTTCATCAGCAAGTTTATCAAGTTTAATATCTTCAAACTTACCAGTAGAAAAAGTAGCTCCAGGTTTTAATACACGCCCATCTCCTTCATACCCTACATCATAAGGACTTTCTATATCTGATTCAGTAGGCGCTGCTATAGGAGGTGTTTCAAGTCCTGGCTCAATATGTGCATGTTCTGCAATGCCTTCAGGAACTTTAGTTTCACTGATCCCAATAGGAAATTTATTAGCACCAAATACAACATCTACAAGTTGACCAAAAGCAGCAAGAACTTTAGTCTTAGTTACTTTTACAAACACACGAGACTTTTCAGATTCACGAAATCTTACATTTTTACCATATAAACCACGATAGTTATGATATGCTGCAAGCCATCGCTGCTCATCTAAGTCTCTTGCGTTTTCAGCAGAAAGAAATCTATCCTGAATTAAACCTACAAGATTATTTTGTAGGTTCTCTTCAAGAGTCAAGTTTATTCCTTGCTCGTCCTCTTCTTGCTCAAAGTAGAGTTCATTAGATGTTAAATTATTTTCAGCCATGTTTAGCTAGGAGTTACGCCAAGATGTTGAAACTCAATAATAAACGTAACCGTGGTTGCTGCTGTAGCCAAATTATTTGCAAGAGGCTTTAAGCGTATATGCAATGTACGTGCAGCAGAGCTATACAATGATGCTGAAAGTGTCATAGCTTCTGAAGTAGCTGGGCCACCGCTCATTGTAGAAAAGCCATTAGCTGCTGCTGGAATACCATTAGCAATGATATACAAAGGAGTATTCGCCGTAATAGTAACAGCACTGCCGCCATCATCTGCAATAGCTTTTTCATTAATAATTTGTCCACCACCTGCTGCTGTTCCTAAATCAAAATCAATATCGTCACCTGATGCACCAGCAGTAACTAAGTTACCGTTAGCAATCATAATAAGATTTTTAATTGAAGTGTCAGCAGGTTGAGTAAAACTTACATCATAAGTAGCATCTGCTGTTACTGCAATAGTGCCTGTAGTAACGGACGTTGCTGAAGTAATTACATTATCTGAAAGAGCTTGAACGTCTAGCGTTTTAGCTGAGTTACGCCCTGTATCTCTTATATCCACAACTGGGTTAGTCATATAGTTCTCCTTTAATATCCAAATTCTGAATCAACTGGCGTATAAGCCTGTTCCATTCTCATATGTCGAAACTGGTTGAATATGTCATTAACCTTGGGTCTTGACATAATTAAGTACCTTAAAGCATCATAAGCATGATCAGGTGCGTTTGTATCAACATCTTCAGGGTTCTTTTTATCTAGTGGTATGCTTTGTAGCTCACGTATCAAGTTAGGACAGCTACTAAATATTTGTATTTTCGGTCTACCACTTGGCTGTACTCGTAAGTATTCATGTATTTGAATCTTACCCTGAATCCTATTTTTATCTGCTCTACGTAACTTATGTCCTGCTCGTTGAAGTGTTTCTCCGACTGTTGGACCTGTAGTGCCTGTCCTGTTCCATGCTGCTGTATCTAGTACCCCCTGAACTGAAAAAGGATCTTCTAGCTCCATATTAGTAATCATTTGAGCTAAATCAACACCTGTAAGTCCTTTTCTATAAAGCTCTCTATAAATTATAAGAGTTCCATCAGTAGAATCAACAGCACCCCAAATACAAGAACTTTCAGAGGCATAACCATAGTCAATACCTTTAATTCTTTCCCAACCTATAGGTATTTCAAAAGGAGGTATAACGTGCGACGTTATATCAAACTCAGTAAAAGCTGCCCCTTCTGTTATATCCCAGTTACCTTCTAGCAACTGTTTGCGTTGCACAGCCGGTAACGCTTTTAACATTTGTTCATATCTACCATCTTTTGATAAATATGGGTTATCTTCTAATCTAGCCGGTATAAATCGTCGTGTCAAACCATCTGAGCCTATAAAACTTTCATTAGGCGGTGATGGGTTCACATAACGCTTTTTAACCCATGTTGCACCAGCACCACCAGGGTTAGCCGTACAACGCATGTAAGGAGTAATCTCAGGGTCTGTTGTTCTTAGTCGTGATGCTAAGTAGTTCCATGAGAACTCTGTACTTAAATGTGTAATCTCATCAAAACCAATCCAAGAATATGCTTGACCTTGGTATCTGTACACATCTGCATCTCGTTCTAAGAAACCAAACTCTAGTTTAGCTCCTGATGGAAAAGTCCAGATCTTTTCAACTTCTCTGAATCTACACCCTGGAAAAGCCTTTGGATATAACTCCCTAGACTTATCTATTAACTCCCTAAGCTCAGGCATGGAACGTCTTAGTATTAACGCTCTATGAGCAGTCCTGTGAGCAAATCTCAAAGGATCTACTAACATAGCATATGATTTACCACCACCTGCTGCGCCACCATATAATACATCTGTTTCTGGAGCAGCTAAGAAGTCTGTCTGCGGCCCTTCGTTAGGCTTAAAGATAATCTTATCTTCAACTACTTCTTTTGTACTAGGAGCCAGTAAATCTAACTCATCCTCAGTGACAACCTTACCAGTAACTGTAGCAGCATCTTCAGATTCATCTAATTTAGTTTGAACCTTAGTCTGTGATGTTAAACTTGCTTTAGCAGCTTTTAACTTCTTGTCAAGGGCTTCAACTCTTTTTTGTTTATCTCTTACAGACTTTCTAGCAGCAATTTTAGCTTTCTGAGCTTTACTGTAATGATATTTACCTTTATCACCTATAGATTCTCTTTCATCCTTTACGTACTTTGAAAGAGCCTGTACAGATATACTATAACCTTTTGCTTCTACAAATAGTCTACCTTCACGAATAGACTTAATAGAACCAGCAACAATACCTTCTACTACTTCTTTTAGTATCTTGTATTTAGCTTCATTACGTACAAAAATTTTATTTTCTACGTCTGAGTCGTATGCAAAAGGCGCAACGCCCTGTGTACGTGGTTTAGTCTTCGGTAACTTCATATTCACCTTCTACTATAGTTTTAGCAGGAAGTATGAATAAAGCACCACCTTCAGACTCTACATTAACATCTAACTTGTCTTGCTTGCCTAATCCTATACGATCTAAGATAGTCTGGGCGGCCTGTAACTTTACATTAGCTTGAGGCATGGGTTCATCTGTGTTCATTACCTCAACAAGTTTCATAGCTGCTTTAGGTGCAGACTGAGCAAGAATATTAGAGGCCAGGTCTATTATTTCATTTTTAAGTGCTTTAATTACTTGAAAATAGCTGCCTTCCGAATATCCTGCAAGCTCTGCTGCGTGCTTTGGATCACCTCCCGTTTTGATTAGACAGTTTAAAAACTTTTGTTGTTTTTCTGTTAATTCACGTTCTTTGTGTTTTTGAGGTAAATATCCATTCATGTTGTACAGTATAGGGTCAGATACGAGTTTTGTCAAGTCTTTTTTAAAATAAATAAAAAAAAACTTGACAGATTAAGATTTCGACCCTATACTAGAGTAACAGGCCGGGCCGGTTCAAGTATATATACATGAGCACTTTAAGTACTTAGAAGGATCAGCGGCCTAAAAGTACTCACGAGGCACAAGCCTTGACAACTTGAAAAGCTTTCAAAATGTATATCATTTAGTATATATATACCCCAGGCCCCCTGGCCACCTGCCTACCCCTTGCAAAAGCCGTGCCAACTTCTAAAGCCTTGCAAATACTGTGCCAACTTTAAAAGCCTTGCAAGCTTCGTGCCAGGTTTACTCATATTCCTAAAAGTTCTTAAAAAGCTTTTGAGTATTCCGAAGGCGTGACAATCTTGCAGCGCCCTTTTAAAGCTTTTAAATGTTAGTGAGTACTAACAAACCTTTTCAAGCTTTTCAATAACTTGGCACGTTTTTTGCTAAGCTCCCAAACCTTCTGATTCCCCTATATAGTATCACCAAAACTAACCACCAAAAAGCCACCCATTCAAAAGCTTTAAAGGCCTTAGAATCTGCGCAGGTTTGTGCAAAGTCTACCCATTGCAAGGCTTTTGCCTAAAATAATTTGCGTTGTAACCTATTGTTTTTATTAGCTTTTAAAAATTAATTAAACTTTTTTTCAAAAAACGTTTGACAGCTTTTCTGTTGTAGTCCATCGTTCACCCCGTCGCCGCAAAACAGCGGCAGAAACTAAACAAACTTTCTAGGGGATAGAAAAAAATGAAACTTGAAAAGAAAATTGTTAACGATCTTATGAACGCCGAACTAGCGGCAGAATCTCGAAAGCTTGTTCAAGATATGATCAAGACGGGCAAGAAAAGCGATAATGAGGTTGCGAGGCTTTTTGAGATCTTCAAAGGCGCAATACATGCGCATGATGAAGCGCAGTTTAAGGCCTTTCAAATGGCATTCTGTAATGCGGCAGGTTTTAAGAACGCCAAGCAAATGACGGAAGCGGGAGTGATGCGCTTAGATGTTACGCTGTCCGAGTTCAAGCGATATTGCCGAGACTTCACTGGCAAGCCAGAATCACGTGCAGACATGTATGCGGAATTGAAAGCAGCGGCGCAAGCTAAGAATAAAACAGCAAGCGGTAGCGATGGACAAAAGCCTGACGCAACGCCACAATCGGGCAATGAGGCAGAATCGCCCAGTGCAATTCCTAGCGGATTGGTGAATCCGATATTAATCGAATTATTCAATAAAGCAGCAAGGTTAACCGCCGAACAACAAGTAGAATTAGCGCAGATCCTATCGGACGCACTTAGCAAGTAATCCCCTAGCGACCTTGGCAAGTCGTTAAACTGCCAGACCTTGCCAAGTATGGGGACGGTATAGCTACGCCTGGCGCAAGGTAAACTTACACAATGTAATTTTTTGGAGTCCTTAAAAATGGATTTTTCACAATATCTTTTTATCACGTTTATTTCTCTTTTTGAGTTTGCATTCGGTATTGCATCCTTTGCGCTATATGCTTCAAGTTTGAATGCTCATTGGTTATTTTTGTTATTCGGTATCGTTTGCATCGTTGGTGGAATCAATGGTATCGTGGCACTCATACGCTATTCGCGTTAACTTACACAATGTAATTTTTTGGAGTTTGATATGATCTTAGAAGATATGCAGCGTAACAAATGGGTGTTGTGCGACAGACTGCGCTTGTGTGTCAGTTGGAGGCGGGTAAAAGCCGATGGCTTAAACCAGGTATATTTTCGGCATTCGGAGCTTTTGCTGCGCAAGATAGATAGCACTACTTCTGGGCCTTCTACTTGCGTGACGCTACCAGACTATCTAGCTGACCAGTGGATTGCAGGTAAGATACGAGTAGCAGTAAGATAATTACACAATGTAACTTTTTGGAGGCATCAAAATGCTTTATGTAGATTCGGATATTCAGGAATTGGTTGACCAAATGACTAGCGCCACGGCTAAGCATAAGGTTAAAGTATGGGCTGGCGAGCGTAGAGGCGTCACGATAGGAACGTGGCTGGCTATCTCAGAATTAAATGATAGTGATTTAGATATGCTCAAAGCTTTAGTGGGCAGTGAAATAGCAATCCGTAAATGTGAGAACAAGGTTTAGAATAATTACACAATGTAACTTTTAGGAATACACAATGAAACTTCTTGATACTAATGGCGGCAATGCCAAGTTAAATAAGACCGACAACAGTTCGCAGGAGTATAGGCTTGCGGGTCTATCGCTTATGCCTGATGATGTTCTATGTCCCTATCGGCATGTCGCTGGTTGTGCTAGGTCATGCTTGGAGTCGGCAGGTATGGGCGTATTTTCAAACGTCAAGGCTGGGCGACAGCGTAAGACTGATTGGTGGCATAGTGATAGGTCAGGCTTTCTTGACCAGTTACGAAAAGAACTGACAAACTTCGACAAGCTTTGCAAGCGGCAAGGCGTCAAGGCGGCAGTGCGTCTCAATGTCTTATCAGATATACCTTGGGAAAAACACGGGATACCGCAAGAGTTTCCAGATATTTTCTTTTACGACTACACTAAAAACTCGTCAAGGCTGGGTAAGACTCCAGATAACTATGACCTGATGTTTTCGTATAGCGGTGAGGCTGAGTACCAGAAGTTTGTGCCCAAGGCCGTAAAGAGCGGTGCGCCTATGTCTGTGGTCTTTCGTGGTGCTATGCCTGATACCTTCATGGGTAGGCGTGTTATCAATGGCGATGCCTCCGACCTTGTGAACGTCAAGGCTGGTAGTGTTATAGTAGGCTTGGTCGCTAAGGGTAAGGCTAAGAAGGATGAAGGATCGTTTGTTATTGACTCAAGCAATATCATTGCGGTAGGATAATTACACAATGTAACTTTTGGAGGATGAAGATGGACATTAATGATCTAAAGGCTTTGCCTGATTCACTTGTGATTGAGGAAGCCTTGCTACGCTGGGAGAAAGCGAGTAAACTTAGAAACCTACCGATACACAAGATCACGTTGCGAAGTGCAGAGCTTTGTGATGAGAACGTACAGGCTGCGCTTGTGTGCCAGGTGGAGTTGGAACGTCGTGCTAATTTTAGAAGGATAAACAAATGAGAGTTTTAGTAGCTTGTGAATCTAGCGGTACTGTGCGCGAAGCATTTAGGGCGCAGGGCCATGAGGCTTGGTCTTGTGATTTGTTACCTGCCGATGATGGCAGCGAGTATCATTTGCAGGGCGACTGTAAAGACGCAATCTTGTGGAAGAAATGGGACTTGATTATAATGCATCCACCCTGCACAGCCTTGGCAGTGTCAGGTAATGCATGGTACGGTAAAGGTATGCCTAAGCATGCCCAGAGATTAGATTCTATCGAATGGACTACAAAGCTTTGGGAGTTAGCTACCAGTGTGTGTGATAAGGTTTGTATGGAAAACCCTGTCGGCGTACTACCGTTCAAGCCTACGCAGTACGTGCAGCCTTGGATGTTTGGGCATCCTGAGTCTAAAAAGACAGGGCTATGGTTGCATAGTCTGTCTAAGTTAGTGGATACTAACAACGTGAAAGAGCAGTACGATGCTCTACCTAGAAACGAGCGGATGCGCTTGCACTACTTGCCACCATCTAAGGATCGGTGGAAAATACGCAGCAAGACCTTTCAAGGTATCGCAGATGCTATGGCAAATCAGTGGGGTTAATACAATGAGTGAATACAGAGTAGAGATGGTGACGGCACACATAAAGGTGTACTATATTGAGGCAGAAGATTACGAAGAAGCAAAAGATCTGGCTACTTCTGGTAAGCTTGAGCCTGATGAAGAAGAGTTCTTACACGAGCAAATTGATAGTGAAATATGGGAGTATTAGATGATAAACTTACACAATGTAACTAATTGCAGAGCAGTTGTTGATAAGACGCGTGGATACACTACGCTAAACGTAACGTACACTGAGTCTATTTACCCACAGCGAGAGGTTATAGAAGCAGTGGCAAAGGGAACGGGTATTGAGTCACATGAAATTGATGTGGTGCTGCGCTGCCTACGTGAGATAAAGGGCTTTGAACAAAAATTAGAGATTACTTTGTTTCACAATGATGATTTTGTTTTGGAGATTGCTGGTGAGTAAGATGATTGATCGTGCCGATGAAGACTTACATAATCCTAGAGCGCCTTGGAACCTTCCTGATGCAGAGCCAAGACAGTATGGCGTAGAGGTGTTCTTTGAGATAACTGCTATGGATAAAAAAGAAGCAAACGACTTAATTACTGATGCTTTGATTAAGGCTAAAGTTATGGAGTTGTTTCTAGACAAGTGTGATTTCTTTCAGATTGAAAAAGTGGAGAGACTATAATGAGAACTAAATTTGGAAAGACTGTAAGTATTGATAATCCCTATGCTACTTTCAAGAATGATAGTATAAATATGGAGTGGCGTATATTGAAGACCTATCAAAGTGTTGATAAGGAAAAACAAAATCCTTACGCACGTTGGTTCGTAGCTGCTAAGTCTCCAATGTCTTTTGATAGCTGGGAGATGGGCGACACATATATAGGCGAAATACTACGCTACGGTTACTTAACACAGGCCACTGAAGAATGGGAGAAAGAGTATGCAGGACGTGTTTGATGTTAGTAATCATATACTTAAATACTCACAGGTCTATATGCTAGACCAGCCCGTAACAAACCTAGTACGTGAAGAAGCTCTACTGCTATGTCTTAAACACGGCGAGGAGTTTGTGATTACTTTCATTGAAAACTATTTACAACTAGCTTATGAGGAGGCGAAGTGATTGTTAACGCTATACACCCACGCACAGGTGCAGACAGGGTGCTTAATGTAGCTATTGACAGGAAGGAATATGATATGTATCTTACGTATCTGAGAACGGGGAAAGGTATGGTGCCTCTAGCACTAACGCCTGACCAACAGAACTTTATTAAAACTGGACTAATGTTAAACGAGGATTAAGATGATTTATAGAAAGCGAGTACATAAGCGACGATATGGTGTCAGCAGTGGGCGTTCCTTTATAGGGTTGCATGTAGGTAGACGATCCTACTACCTGGCTAAGGATAACTTTCCTATAAAAATCAAAGACATTTATGGTAACGTGGAGGTGCAGTGTGGATAAAGAAAGCATTAACCCATACTATTATTACAGTGGTGAACAGGATGATATGGAAGAAATTGAACGGGAAGAGCTAAGGCGAAACTCACTTTCAGAATTAATTTATCCTGATCGTGAATTAATGATTGACTTTTGTTCTGATTTATGGTAAAATCTTTTACAGTTTTTAAGGAGAAATAAATGAGTACAGTAGATACAAAAGCAGAATTTTATTCTGATCTAGATGATCATTGGGCTAGGATATGGACACTTAGCTTAGCTACTAAACAGCCTAGCAAAAGAATTAAAGATAGGTTTTTTGATTTTGTTATTGATAGATGTTCAGAGGTCGATTGTTGGAAAATAAATGAAGATATTATTGGTGAGTTGTTTAGTGAGTTTGTTGAAGACTTAGGGGAATGGTAATGAATACGCTGTTACCCATGACAAATGAACAGTACGATGCGTTTAAGACATCAAGTTATATGGGCTTGTTATATCAAAACAAGTGCGTTATACTAGGTGTTCACGGTGAAGAGGCGAAAGTCTTGGAAGTAACGGAAGGTATAGACATTGATGTTCTACATGATGTTTACTTTCCATTTATTGAAAACTCTGAGGAGAATGTTCTATGCGAATGATTGACGGTATACCCCAGGTTCTTGAAGGACTTGCATACTATCCACACGTTAAGGTTCCTGTGCCTAACTACCAGCAGACAGCTAACGGGTATGAGATTAACCTTGCTGTGTCTGATGAACTATTCCAAAAGTTCAAGGATGCTGGATTTAACGTAGGCTTGAAGGAAGCTGGTCGTGCCAAGTACACTGAAGATCCAGTGATTCACTTCTATCAATGGGAGATCAATGGTAAGGGTGAGCCTAATCCTGTACCTAAGCTCGTTGATATTGATAAGAACGAGATAGATGTGCAGATTGGTAACGGTTCTAAGGTTGCTGTGCAGTGGCGAGCAGCTACGTATGGTCCTAACAAGCAGTACAAACGTGCTATCTTGGAGGCTGTGCAGATCTTAGAGCTTGAAGAATACGGTGCTTCTGGCAATGAAACTACACTAGCGTTTTAAAGGAGTATATATGTTAGAACAAGAAGAGCAGACTAGGACGGTTACCTTTCTATATGACGAGAAAACTTATGACGCTAATAAGTTTACCAAGGATGGGAAGTATGCTGTCATTAGGATAAGCCGCTTAGACGCAGAAATTAAAGCTTTGCTAGAGCAGGTTGATGATAAGCGAGCAGCAGCTATGACCTATCAAACAACCATAGTTTCACAGCTAACCGAGGATATGCTGGTCGATGAGGCGGCAGCTGAACCTGATTTATTTGAAACCAATAATGAAGAAACTTAAATCTGAAAGGGGGCTGTAAAAGCCCCTTATTTTTAGGAGGTTCAATGTCTTTTGTAGAAACACACAAAGACTGCCCAACTTGTAATCACAGAGAATGCTTAGGTGTTAACGAAGATGGTAGCGCGAAGTGTTTCTCATGTGGTACATACATTAGAAACTATACAGGAGAAGCTATGGAAAATACTCCAAGGCTTGTTAAAGATACCGCAACAATTAGAGAAGGAGATTTTTATGCCCTAAAAGATCGTGGAATTAGTTTGGCAACTGTTAAGAAGTATGGCGTTAGGTCTACACATAACAGTAACGGTGACACAACACGGCACTTCTATCCATATTACAACGGCTCTGAGGAAGTCGCATACAAGACACGAATCGTAGACATTAAAGGTTTTACTGCCGCTGGTCCTATCTCTGACTGTGGCCTGTTCGGACAGCAGACTGTTGGTGATAAAGGCGGCAAGTACATTACGCTTACTGAAGGTGAGTGCGACGCAATGGCAGCATACGAGTTGCTAGGCTCTAAGTGGCCTGTAGTGTCTATCAAGAATGGGGCACAGGGTGCAGAGAAAGATGTTAGAAATGAGATAGAGTTTCTTGAAAAGTTCGATAATATTATTATCTGTTTTGACAGTGACAAACCTGGACAGGAGGCCGCTAAGAAAGTAGCTAGGCTGCTCAAGCCTAACAAGGCTAAGATTATGGTCATGCCTGATGGTTATAAAGATGCCAATGACATGTTACGAAAGAATCAGCATGGTTCTTATGTGAATGCTTGGTGGAATGCTAAGACATACACACCTAGCGGCGTGCTAAATGTTAGTCAGAATAAAGATAAGTTCCACAACAGAGTTAAGAAGAAAACTATTCCATACCCTTGGGAAGGCTTGAATAAGAAGCTAGAAGGCTTACGTCAGGGTGAGCTAGTATTACTTGCAGGCGGCACAGGCTTAGGTAAGTCTAGTGTTACACGCGAACTAGAACACTGGCTTATAAAGCAGACTGAGGACAACATAGGTATCGTAGCTCTTGAAGAAGATTGGACTAGGACCGTTGATGGTATCCTTTCTATCGAAGCTAATGCTAAGTTGCACATTGATCGTGTACGAGAAGAACATTCAAAAGAAGAGCTAGACATTCTTTTTGATGATCTGTTTGTGGACAATGACAATCAAGATAGGGTGTGGATACACGCACACTTCGGCTCCAATGACATTGACGGTATCTTTTCAAAGCTCCGGTACATGATCGTGGGATGTGAGTGTAAGTGGATAGTGATAGATCACCTACACATGATGGTATCTGCTACGCTTGAAGGTGATGAACGACGCTCCATTGACTCCATCATGACTAGGCTCCGTAGCCTTGCTGAAGAGACAGGAGCAGGTCTTATACTGGTGTCACACCTACGGCGTATAGATGGTAACAAAGGCCATGAGAAGGGCGCAGAGACAGACCTGAGCCACCTCAGAGGCAGTCAGTCCATTGGACAAATATCGGATTGCGTTATAACTCTTGAGCGTAATCAACAGTCTGATGATCCAGTGGTGGCCTCTACTACTTGTGTCCGCATCTTGAAGTCTAGATACACAGGCGATGTTGGTGTCGCTACCTACCTCCAGTACGACAAGGATACTGGTAGGCTTAGGGAAGTCGATGACACTGACATAACTTTTGAAGAAGAACCAGGGTTGGCTTTTGAATGAAGTTATTATTTGACATAGAAACTGATGGCTTAGATGCCACTAAGATATGGTGCCTAGTAGCACAAGAAGTGGATACAGCTCAGGTGTGGTCGTATGGCCCTGATGATATTGAAGAAGGTGTTAAGCTTTTGAACAACGCTTCGCAGCTTTCGGGACATAACATCATTGGCTTTGACATACCAGTGCTTGAGAAACTCACATCTTTCAAACTAGCTCATCAAAAAATAGTAGACACTCTTGTATATTCTAGACTATTTAATCCTGTACGTGAAGGTGGTCATAGCCTTTCAGTATGGGGATCTAAACTAGGTCTGGCTAAGATTGAGTTTAAGGAGTTTGATTCATACTCAGATGATATGCTTGAGTACTGTAAGCGTGACGTAGCTGTTAACGTGAAAGTATATAAAGCATTACAGAGAGAAGGCGTAGGGTTTAGCCCTGAGTGTATGGCGCTTGAAGAAGAAGTAGCTCAGATACTCAAGAAGCAGGAGCAGCAAGGCTTTTACTTCGATGAATATAAGGCAACGATGCTGCTGGCTCTTATGCGTGAGAAGATGGCAGAGACAGAGGCTGAAGTATGTAAGGTGTTCAAACCTAAGATAGATGAGCGTCTGATATATCGTAGAGAAAATGCTGGCGGTGGCATTGCCAAGACAGGTAGCTGGGATACACCTTCAGGTAAAGGCGTTAGGCTTACGGCTGAAGAGTATGAAACCCTTTCGCAACCTGCTGTGTTCTCTACAACTAGGACTACGACAGTAGACTTCAACATAGGATCTAGGAAACAGGTTGGAGAATACTTAGTAGAGTTTGGATGGAAGCCTAAAGAGTTTACTGTCAATGGTAGACCAGTGGTTAACGAGAAAACTCTTTCTTCTATTGAAGGTATACCTGAAGCAGAGCTAATCAAAGACTATCTGATGTATCAGAAACGTGAGGCACAGATAAAGTCTTGGATAGAAGCCGTTAGAGAAGATGGTAGGGTTCATGGCTTTGTAATACCTAACGGTACTATAACGGGGCGCATGACTCATCGTGAACCTAACATGGCTCAAGTACCCAGTTCCAACTCACCATTTGGAGAGGACTGTAGAGCTTGCTGGACTGTACCCAAGGGATACAAACTGGTGGGTATAGACGCCAGCGGCCTAGAACTTAGGATGCTTGCTCACTATATGGAAGACGAGGACTATACTAATGAAATCATTAACGGAGATGTACACACCGCTAATCAAAAACTTGCGGGACTTGAATCAAGAAATCAGGCTAAGACATTTATCTATGCGCTCTTATACGGAGCAGGAGATGAAAAGCTTGGAAGCGTGGCTGGAGGAGGCAGAGCAGTTGGTCAGGGACTTAGAAAATCTTTCTTTGATAATCTTCCAGCATTTACAAATCTCAAAAACAAAGTTGCGAGAGCGGCAGGTCGAGGCTACCTCAAAGGGCTAGATGGTCGAAAGCTCTTTGTAAGATCAGAACATTCAGCACTTAACACTTTACTACAAGGTGCTGGTGCTATTGTTATGAAGCAAGCCTTGGTGCTGTTCAATGATGAGCTTGAGAAGGAAGGCTTAGACGCTCACTTTGTATGTAACGTACATGATGAGTGGCAGCTTGAGGTTCTTGAGAAAGACGCTGATCGTGTAGGTAAGATGGGTGTCGAAGCTATTATAAATGCTGGTGATTATCTTTACCTTAATTGTCCACTAGACGGAGAATATAATGTCGGAAACAACTGGTCGGAGACACACTGATGTCAGAGATGGATGACAATTTAGAAGCTTGGTACAGACTTGCTGATGATGAAGCAGATGAAATGTTTTTAGCATATGATTATGGCCCAATATCTTGGAGAATACAGGATGGGATAAGATGGGTATACGTCCATGAAAATATTTGGGTTTCAGAACTAGGAGAATATGAAGAATGGTAGCGTCAAAAACAACTGGTCAGAAACCCACTGATCCAAATAGAATAGGTGACATATCAGAATACTATGCAGTAACTTGGCTATGGGATAACGGCTATGAAGTGTTCATGAATGCTGGAGCAACTGGTGCCGTTGATATGATAGCTGTAGATAAGTCTGGTAAATCTATTTTGATAGATGTGAAAACTATGCAGAAAGATTACAGATCACCTACGAATATTTACAGTATAAGACGGGTACGTAGTAAAGAGCAGAAAAAGCTTGGCGTACACTTTTTAGCATTCAACCCTGAGACACGTAAGCTGCACTTCGTAAAACATCAAGACCACGGGCCAGAGGTACATCAACATGAACTCTTCTAAAGACTTAGACAGCTTAGTAGATGATATGTACTCTGCTGTCATTGAAGCTACTGACGGTAAAGAGTTACCTGATGAAGCTATAGAGGACTTTGGCGAGCGTATGAAGGACGTTCTTAGAAGTTGGACTGAGCCACACAAGCAGACTAAAGGGCTGCGTATGAGTAGTATAGGCCGTCCTGCGAGGCAGTTATGGTACGACTCTAAAGAAGTAGACGATAGGTACAAACCTAAAGCAGCTACACAGATTAAGTTCTTGTACGGACATATCTTAGAAGAAGTACTGCTGATGCTGGTGAGGCTATCAGGTCATACTGTAACTGATGAGCAGAAAGAAGTAGTAGTTGATGGCATCAAAGGCCACATGGACTGCAAGATAGACGGTGAAGTTATTGATGTTAAGACCGCATCTAACTTTGCCTTCAAGAAGTTCTCTGAAGGTACGCTAATAGGCGACGATAGTTTTGGCTATATAGCACAGCTTTCAGGTTACGAGGCGGCAGAAGGTACAAGTGAAGGTGGTTTCTTAGCCATCAACAAAGAGTCAGGTGAGTTAGCTCTGTTCAGACCAGGAGTATTATCTAAACCAAATGTAAAAGAAAAAATAAAAGAACTAAAAGAAGCATTAGCACTTGACAAACCTCCTAGTCATTGTTATAATCCTATACCTGAAGGTAAGAAAGGTAACGAGGTTTTACATAGAACTTGTGGATACTGCCCCCATAAAGAGAACTGCTGGTCTGATTCCAATGATGGCTCTGGTCTAAGAATCTTTAAATACTCAAACGGTTATAAATATTTTACTAAAGTTGTAGCTGAGCCTAGAGTAATGGAGATTACATGAACAGCAAAATCGTAAAAAGAATAAATAGACACGCAGACTCTCTTCTATTAAAGTGGATTAAGACACTTGTACCTAATGAAGAACACGATAAAATATCTTTAGATAATCTATATTCTTTTCTTCCAGATGTGAATTATTTCAAAGCTAATGGTAGTTTAAGACTCAGCTTCTACAGTCCTAAATGGACTCGTAAAGGTATTAAGAAGTTAGTAATGCAGGGTAATTCAATTGAAGATATATCTATGGAAGACTTGGTAAGTCTTGCTAAAAAGAAAGGGAGTGTCCAAGATTAGTACAAAGAAACGTGCAGCTAGTGGTCGGAGAAAGCCAAAAGTACCTCGCCCTAAAAAATATACTAAAGCTGATGGAAGTAAGTATGATTCTGTATGGGAATCAGTGCTGCACGAATCTATTTTGAAAGATTGGTATCATCATGCAGATAAGATACACTATGTTATAGAGCATACTTATGAGCCTGACTTTGTTAGGGAGATAGGGAACAAAACTATATTGCTAGAATCTAAAGGTAGGTTTTGGGATTTCGCTGAATATAATAAATATATATGGGTGAAGAAACATTTACCTAAAGATACAGAACTTGTTTTTTTATTTGCAAACCCATCTGCTCCTATGCCTGGAGCTAAACGTCGCAAAGACGGTACTAAACGTAGCCATGCAGAATGGGCAGGAGTTAATGGTTTTAGGTGGTTTAGTGAAGATAGTATTCCTAATGAATGGATTGATGTGTCTGCTAAAGAAACTGACGAATTTAAAAAACGTAATGACAAAATAAACTTGGAGATGCAATGAGTATTGATGATGCTTCAAAAGAAGATTGGGATTCTATTATTAAATCTACTAGTTATAAAAAAGCTTCAGGTAGTCACAAGCATGATGTAGAAAATACTTTGAAAGATGATGCAGTAAATTATCATCCTGTATATAGTGATACTGCACCTTACGATGAGTCTGACCTAGACATGGTACACAAGCCTTCTCATTATAATAATGGTGAAATAGAATGTATTGTTGCTATTAAAGCGATGCTTACTCCTGATGAGTTTGTAGGTTATCTTCGAGGCAACTCATTAAAGTATCGCTGGAGATTTAGATATAAAAATAAACCTATTGAAGACCTACGAAAAGCTCGTTGGTATGAAGAACGACTGATGAAGTTTTTAATGGAGAATCCGGATGTCTTGGGATAGGAAAGCAGAAAGGTCTGAAATGTTCCATAAAAGAAACAAAGCAAAAAACAAACAACAAAACAAGGCACGTACCCGTAGTTACAGACAGGAACAGCTAACAGAGAAGGACGATTTAAATGACATCGAAGATTGGAAAGCAGGATTACTTAGGGATACAGATTGATTACGATAGAGAAAATAAGTTAAATACATTTTCAAAAGAAACTCTGAAAGACAGATATTTTTCTGTCGTTGAACATGGAGAAACACATGCACAAGAAGCCTTCGCTAGAGCCTCAGTCTTTGGCGCAACGTATCTGGGCATTACTGATTTCGATCTTGCACAGCGACTTTATGACTACTGTAGTAAGGGCTGGTTCGGTTATAGCACTCCTATACTTAGTAACGGGGGAACCTCTCGCGGCAATCCTATTAGTTGCTTTCTCAATTATGTTCCTGATTCGCGTAGCGGTTTATCTGCTCATTATGATGAGAACATATGGTTGGCAAGTGGAGGTGGAGGCTTGGGTGGATATTGGGGTGATATTAGAAGTAATGGCATTCCAACTGCTAACGGTAGCATGTCTACTGGCAGCATCCCTTTCATGGGTATAGTAGACAGACAAATGCTTGCCTTTAATCAAGGCATTACAAGAAGAGGTAGTTATGCAGCTTACATGGATATATCTCACCCAGAAATTGAAGAGTTTATCGGAATTCGTAAGAGTACTGGCGGTGATCTTAATCGTAAGTGTCTTAACCTTCATAATGGCGTTACCATTACTGACAGGTTCTTGCAGGCTGTCCGTGATGATGGCGACTGGAGGCTCATTGACCCTAAATCCAAACAGGCTACTCGCACCATATCCGCAAGAGATTTGTGGTGGCAGCTTATACATACCAGGGCAGAAACAGGAGAACCTTATATTGTTAACCTTGACCGATGCAACGAGGCCCTGCCACAACAGCAGAAAGACTTAGGACTTAAAGTACGTCAAAGTAATTTATGTTCTGAGATTACCCTGCCTACTAGTGAAGAGCGAACAGCAGTTTGCTGCTTGTCCAGTGTTAACTTAGAATACTTTGATGAGTGGAAAGACGATGAGTTGTTCATCAGTGACCTAGTTACCATGTTGGATAACACACTAGAACACTTTATTGATAATACTGGAGCAAATTTTCGCGGTCAGTTAAATGGTTACAACGTAAACAACTTGAAGGACTTTAGCATTGAAGTTGACTACGATAAAAAAGGTTTTACAAAAGCCGCTTATAGTGCATATAGAGAACGTGCGATTGGTCTTGGTGCGATGGGCTTTCACTCTTATCTTCAACGGAATGGAATACCTTTTGAGGGAATGTACGCAGCTAGTTTTAATAATAGAGCGTTTAAACACATCAAAGAGCAAGCTGTCTCAGCTAGTAGGGGCTTGGCTGAGGAGCGTGGTGAAGCTCCTGACATGGCTGGTACTGGCCTTCGTAATTCCCATTTGCTTGCCATTGCTCCTAATGCCAGCAGCAGTATTATATGTGGTGGAACAAGCCCTAGTATTGAGCCTACAAGGGCTAACATATTTACGCACAAGACTTTAACTGGTTCATTTAAAGTAAAGAACAAGTACTTGGAGAAACTACTAGATGAAAAAGGCATCAATACTGAAAAGACTTGGAAAGCTATAGCGGCTGACGAAGGCTCTGTTAAAAACATTGAAGGTCTTACTGTAGAAGAAAAAGATATTTTTAAAACGGCATTGGAAATAAATCAGTTTTGGGTTGTTGAGCATGCATACCAGCGTCAAAAATATGTGTGCCAAAGTCAGTCAGTTAATTTATTTTTTGAGCCACCAGCGGCCTCAGCACCGCAAGCTGTTCATGATGAATATTTACAATACATTAATAGTGTTCACCTTAATGGCGCTACTAAACTTAAATCTTTATATTATTTAAGGTCTACTGCTGCTAGAAACACAGAGAATGTTGACATTAAAATCCCAAGAATTAACCTTGAAGAACAGGAGTGCCTAAGCTGTGAAGGCTAAACTTAAAGAGACAATAATTTGGTTTTATTACACATGGGATTCTTTCATGAATCTAAAATACAATCCATTTAGATTCATAGGGGATGTAAGTATGCAGATGTATTTAATGCTTGCTTTATCTATGGTGTGGACTGCTTGCTTCTGTAGTTTGATAGCAGGCTGGTCCGGAATTATTCCATTAATATATGGTCATGTGTTTACTATATTTGCGCTGTTTATGACCTACGCCACATTCAAAGACGCAGAGAAAAACAATGCAATATGGATAACTAGGTGGAAAGAAGAGTATAATCTACTTTCTGTGCTTAAACGGCGAGGCAAGAATAAAAACATTTGTCGATGGGACTTGGAGAAAGAGGCATGAAAATACTATTAGCATTATCTTTACTGTTGTTTACAGCATGTAGCACTACGTCAGGTGACGGAAGCAGGTGGAAAAACATGGAGCCTGATCAGGTACACTGCAAAAAGCATGAGTTTAAGGTGTGTGGTTACTACGGCGCACTTTATATTTGTGAGTGTAAGTTGGCATGACAGAAGAGCATCCGGTCTACAGGGCTAAATTTTATATATTAGAGCTAAAAAAGTTTGTATCCTGGAAAGAGTACTTGGACTACTACAATGACTTAGATGAGCACTTTCGGCTATACAGCTACTATTGCTCTCAAATGTGGGCAAGCTACATGGATGACAAATGCAAGAGGCGTGAAGCGCCATTAAGCTACAAAGAATATGTAGATAAGTACAAAAAACTGTTAGAGGAAGGATTCGTAGCAGAATGAAAGACAACATTAAATACAACGCAGTGTTTATTTCTGATTTACATTTAGGGTCTAAACATTGTCAATCAGATAAACTGCTAGACTTCCTAAAAACTGTAGAAACTAATAATCTTTTTCTTGTTGGGGATATAATAGATGGCTGGCGATTATCAAAGAAGTGGTACTGGCCTAAAGAACACTCTAATATAATAAAAGAGATATTAAAAAAAGATATTCCTGTGACATACATAACAGGTAATCATGATGAGTTTCTACGATCTTTCGGTAAGTTTGAGGTAGGCAATGTTAAACTTGTTAACCAGTGTTCTTATACAGGAATAAACTCAGAAAGGTATTTGGTTGCACATGGAGACATGTTTGATTACCTTATGAGGACAAAGTTTGGCAGGCGAGTAATGTATGTAGGAGACAAAGCCTACAATCTCTTAATATATAGTAACGCCATTGTTAACAGCTACAGGAGGTGGAGAAACAAACCACGATGGTCTTTATCGAAGTATTTAAAAAGAAAGGCAAAGGCCGCCGCTAACTTTGTAGGCAACTATGAAGATGAGATGATAAAGTATTGTGATAGGAAAGGATACGATGGTATTATATGCGGACACATTCACACTCCAAACATAAAAACCCTAGATAACATAACATATATGAATACAGGTGATTGGTGTGAGAACTGTTCAGCTTTGGTAGAAACTATGGAAGGAACTTGGGAAATTATCTATGTCTGATAATAATATTGTAAAATTAGTATCTAACGATGCCAATGAAAATGGATGAGATGGTTGATATGACTAAAGAAAACGCTAAAGGTATTGATTGGTATATTAAATGGACAGCTTCTATGCTTCTTATAGCAGCTATAGTAATAAGATCTTCTGGTCTATCACCAACATATGATATAATGTTATCAACTATAGGAGTTATATTATGGTTAATAGTATCCATAATCTGGAAAGACAGGGCTATGATAATATTAAATTCAGTATGTAGTTTCTTTTTAGTTTTAGGCTTAATAAGAGTTATAGGAGAATTAGTGTGAAGGAACAAATATTAGCGGCATTATTAGCCAAGTACAACGGAGACATCAGTTACCACAAAGCTAACATAGATATTTATTTAAAGAATCCTACAGGTATAGGAGAACACCCAGATGTTTTAGCCGCTATAGACAATGAGATGTCTAAGATGACAGAAGCCGAAGAAAAAAGAGATTCACTTTTAGCTAGTTGGTGGGAAGCAAGAGAAATATAGAGAAGGAAAAAACATGAGTTTATTAGGCACTAGAGATTATTACAAACCTTTCGATCATCCTTGGATGTTTGATTATTACGTACAGCAGAATCAGATGCACTGGTTCCCTGAAGATGTACCCCTACATAACGACGTTAAAGATTGGCAAGACTTGAGTGAGTCAGAAAAGAATTTACTGACCCAGATATTTCGCCTGTTTACTCAGTCTGACGTAGATGTAGGTTCTGGTTACGTAGATAGATATATGCGTATCTTTAAGAAGCCAGAGGCTCGTATGATGATGTCCAGCTTTGCCAACATGGAAAGCATACATCAACATGCGTACAGTTTGCTTTTAGATACCGTAGGAATGCCAGAGGTTGAGTATAAGGCGTTTGCAGAGTATGAGGCTATGGCAGATAAGCATGAGTACATCGACGCTGTACGGGTCACTAAAGGCGATAAAAAGTCCATTGCAAAGGCTTTGGCTATCTACTCTGGATTCACTGAAGGGCTACAGTTGTTCAGTAGTTTTATTATCCTACTAAACTTTCCTCGCTTCGGTAAGATGAAAGGTATGGGACAGATTATTACTTACAGCATACGTGATGAATCCATGCACGTAGAAGCAATGACTAAGCTATTCAGGGAGTTTATAAAAGAAAACGTAGACATCTGGACTGATGATTTTAAGAAAGAGATATATGATGCTTGTCGTGAGATGGTTGCGTTAGAAGATAGGTTCTTGGACCTAGTGTTTGAGCAGGGTGATATTAAAGGATTAACCAAGCAAGAGATGCAACAGTACATTAGATACATTGCAGACCGCCGGTTACTACAGCTAGGTTTGAAGCCTAACTACAAAGTAAAAGATAATCCTTTAAACTGGCTAGATGATGTGTTGGGCGTAGAGCATCAAAACTTCTTTGAAGGGCGAGCAACTACGTACATGAAGGCAGGACTACGAGGTAATGTGAATAACATTAAGTTTGTTTAAAATTAATCAATGATATAAGTAAGGTGAGGTTCTAATGAAAGAAGGCAATATCATAGGATTTAAAGTTTTTATAGATTCAAAAGGGACGCTAGTGACTGAATACAATAGGCTCCCTAGAGATAAAATAAATTATATTTTTGATGAAGAGGATAGAGCTTATATAAGAAAAATATTAAGTACACTAGAATTTAAGTTCGACGGCTTGCATGAAGATCTTGAAAAAGAATTAGGAGGCTTTACCATTTAACTTTATGTGACCAGTATCTAGCTGAAAGTTTTGAAGGGTTAGAGTCTTGAGCATTGTGCCTAGCATAATATGATTTTTTCCTCGCCTTATCTTTCTTAGTCTTAGGGTTCTTACCGGCACCCTTTACTCCCTGCTGTCCAAAACGGATAGTTTTAATTTTGTCTCCATCTTTGGCAACAACAACATGAGACTTAGTAGGGTGCTTTGGGGTGCGCTTAGGCTTGTTATAGCCTGTAACACCTGCGCGAGCTAATCTAGGATCTTTTTTAGACTTTCCGCCTTTCCTATATTCTTCTCTCATTTACGATAGCTCCTTGTCTTCTTGGCAATCTTCTTAGGCTGCTTACTGAACTGCTTACCTTTCTTAGTGTCTTCACGTTTCTTTCGTGTAGTAGCAGCGTACTCCTTAGATGACAAAGACTTAATAGCCTTTTCAGGCAAGTAACGCTCCCCAGTTTCACTAGATTTCTTACCTGACTTGGTACGCCATTTCTGTTTTGTCCAGTTCTTTAAAGACTGTTGAGATTTTTTAAGTGCCATTATTGCTCGTGTCCTTTGTCCTGCTGCTGTTTAATCCACTCTGCAAGTTCTTTTTTATTTTTTGTTTCTTGTTGTGCTTGTTTTGCCATGCTTCCTCCTAAGAGCTTCTTTAGCTTTCTTAGCTATGTCTGCTTGTTTGGACTTACCAGCTACTTTGGCTCTTTGCTCCATTACAGTAAGTATCTGTATCTTACGGGCATAGGGCTTGTTAATACCCTTCACTTTACGGGCAGTATCCCTAGCATCTTGGACAGTAGCATACTTAATACTGACAGTATCTTTAGGATTCTCGTCAGTATATAAACGTCTACCGCTGCCCTTCGGCTTTTTACCCGTGCCTTTCTTTGGGTCTGCCATTACTTGTAACCGCCTCCAGCATCCTTGTATTGCTTTGCTAGCATCTGCGCTTTACGCGCCGACCACTGACCAGGTTTACCGCCCTTAGAGCCAGCCTTGATCTTGTTAAATAGACGCTTACGCATTGTAGGCTTGGTATAGTTACCAGCCTCGTTAACCCTAGATTTAGTCTTCTTCTTCTTAGTAGCCATATCAGTCCTCTTGTTTTGGTGGATCTCTGAATAATATTTTACTTCCTGCATCAGCGGTTTGTATTTCTTTAACCCTACAATAAGTCTTAAAATATATATTATCGCTTAAAGTAGCCGCATGTTTTTTAACAGATTGCGCGTTAAGACTTATACTATATTCTAAGCAAGATGTCAACTCCCTAAAATAAAATTCTTCCCCTGTTGGCTGTCCTCTTTCTAGGATAATTAATACAAAGATCATCATAGTCATACTATAATCTTCTCTTCTTCTTTACTGCTTGCTTCTTAATAGCTTCAGGAGCCTGTAAGTCCCAAGTTAACAGCAGCAGCCTTGAGTCCCAAGCCGTTCCAATGATTGTTGGTCCCTTGTTACGCACGTACACAGCCGCTCCGTATCCACATCGCTGGTAGTTGTAGCGCAGCCACATCTCCGCAACTTTGTGTCGCTTGGAAGGTGGCTGGATGTACTGTAACATTGTGTATTCTCGCAAGTCACAGAATAAGTTTGGTCGTTCTGGATCATAAATTAATCTTTGCTTAAAAGTGCTTGAACCAGTGCGGCGATTTGTTCGTTCGTTTTCTCCTGAATTTTTTCCTGTCGCTCCAAGCTGGAAACTATGGCCTCCACTTTGGCGCTCGTCACCGCTTGTGCTTGACCGTTCTCCTGAGCCTTTTTTGCAGCTTCCTCCGCAATGGCCTCAATCCTTTCTCGATCATCAGTAGCATGTGCCGTGTTAGCTGTTAGTACGCCATATGACGTTGCAATGGTTAATACACCAATTAACAACGGTAGGCTCCATTGAGGTACTTTAATAGTTCCATCAGTCATTATTCTTTCTCCTTATTTGATGCACCAAAGTAATAAGACACTACGGCGCTTATAACACCTCCTAAGTATCCTAATACTAAATTAATAACCGCCTCACTTTCACGTTGCTCTGGCGGCTGTAATGTTACAAGGACTACATAGCCTCCAAAGAATAAAAATGCAAGAAGAGCCAAAACCTTTGGAGTCCAATCGCCACCATGAGCTACTCTAGCGTTTTGTTTGTCTGCTGTTTCTAATGCAAATACATCTACTTCTAGCTCAGCTAAACGTGTCTTGTATTCAATATCAGCCTTCTTAACCTCTGCAAGTTGTTCTGGTGTAGCCTCACTTAAAGCCTTTTGAACAGCAGCAGGCTCTGCCGGTACTCCAAGTACCTGTGCAAGAACCTTACCTGCACCAGCCCCTACAGGCCCACCGATAGCCGTACCTATAGTTGGGGCTATTGCGCCTACTAGTCCTTTAATTGAATCCCATTTCATGCCTGTTCCTCTTCTTCTATTAGCTCTATTATCATCTGTTGTTGCTCCTCAAACATTTCTCTATAATCGTTGAGTCGCATAAAAGGTAAATTATTTTTTGCTTGATGCATTTGATAAATTTTATATACCTTTTCAAGCATTGCTTCGCTGTATAAGATCACTAGTAACTCCATATGTGTGGCCTTGGCCTGCCTTCAGAATCCGGTAAATCATCTATGTGAATAAATCTAGGATGTCCTTTCTTTTGAGCTATACCAATACCTGTGAAACCTGCCTCCTGAGCAGCCTGTATTAGCCTGTAAGCCTTTTTATGGGATACCCCTATGTCTATGGCCCTACCTGATGCATGAGCGCCTGGAGTACGCTTAGCGGCTTCTATTGGGTGCTGTGGGCATCTATAGGCTGAGTTAACTTTAAAAGGAAAGTCTAGTTTTTCTCTTAGCTTCTCCACCTTCTCCATGAACTCAGGGTTCATACCTTCTTCTTCACAGTGCTTACAATATATTTCTTCTTTTGTAAAATATTTATACATAAACATTCCTATTAATAGTACCAGTGGTACAGATGCTAAAATTTTAAACACGCCTTTTCAAAGCTTTAAGAACCTCGCCACCGCCCTTAAAGCCTAATCTACGCAACGGATCTTCTTCATCCACAAAAGCTGTACCAGCCTGTTGATCGTAGGGCATACCTGTCATCTTGTCGATGCGCTGGTCAGGCTCTACAGAGGCGTTAGGTACGTTGAGTACTTCGCCGCCTTTGGCTTTAAAAATACTACGTTCTTTTTCAGGTACTAACTCTCTTACAAGTTTATCGCCTTCTCTTAAAAAACGATCATAGTCTTTTTTAACTTCTTCTCCACCTATAGTTTTTATAGCTGCATAGCCAGGAACTTTACTACCTACAAAACTAGCTACGTTTCCGTAGCGTACAAGCCTAAAACCGTCACCTATTATGGGGCCACCAAGAGCCGTTACAGTAGCTACAGGATTCTGATATATTTCTGCTGCTTTTTGCGCTCGCTTCATCATGTCTAAAACAGAACCATTACCACCCCAACGAGCTATAGCTTCTAACCTAGCTTCCCAAGGCTCTTTATTCTTTTCACTTTCACCGTGCGATCTAATGTAGTTACCTAATCGAGCTACTTCAGTCATTATCAAAGCAGTCCCAAAAACTTTAGGCACATTACCTACAGGGTTTCTAATTATTTTTTTACCAGCTTCTTTTAAGATGGTGTTAGTAAATGCAGCAGGATAGCCCATTAATTGCGTAAGAATAGCAGTAGTAGGATTACTCATAATTCTAGGTTTAACACCAGCAGCAGCACTTGTTTTTAAAATAACTTCATTAGTGTAGCGTGCTGCACCTTTCTGAATATCTTCAAAAAAAGAATCAGTTTCTTTTGCGCCAGCATTTAACCAGCTTATACCTGAATCTATATCTATCCCTAATTCTAGTAATTCATCAATTTGATTTTGAGTTCTTCTTGTTGGTGAGTCTCCAGCAGACGCTACGTTTTTTAGATTTTTTATAATTAAATCTTTACCAGACGTAAAAGAAGTTAATTGTACAAACTTAGTCCAAGGATCAAGTAAGTTAGCTTTAAAAAAGGCATTACTTAATTTTCTTTGATACTTACCAGACAGAGCCTCACCAGACAATCTTTCAGCACTATCAGCAACAGCTTGATCCATAGCAAGACCAACATTGTTCAACTCTTTCCAAGCTTCAGGTCTAGTTAATTTTTTATCTTTAGTAAGTACATTCATTATATCGGTTGATATAGTCTTAAACCCAACCTCTGTTGCTTTTGACAGCCCTTTAAAAGTACTTGCAAATCCTGCTTTACTGAAATTTAAAAGAACTTCTGTAACACTAGAAAGAGTTGCTAATGGTAGCAAAGCAACCCTAGTTCCTAATGTATACCAATCTAATGCGGATTGTGTTTTGTCACCAAACCTAGTTAACCCTTCACCAGTTGCCGACTTGTATATGTTTAAAATATCTTCTCGTTCACCTTTACTTAAAACTTTACCAGCACTTCTCATCTCTGAGACTAAAGGATCTAACCAAGTAGATTTAAATTCATTTATATTCTTTACACCAAAAACTTTAACTTTAGCTAGTTGCTTTGAAGTTTGAGTTATGTAACTATTGAGTACACTATTAATATCATTGTCTACAAAGTCAGTAAATTTAGATTCATCTGTAATATTTAGTTTTCTTTTTGCGAAAAAACTAGAAGATGAACCACCTATATCTACTTGATTAGATATATCTAGCATGTCTTCTACTAGGCTGTCTGCTTCAGCACCATCAGGCACAACACCGTCATCAATAAGAGCTTGTTTAAACCCATCTCTATTTTTTTCTATGGCTTTTCTATCAAACATTCTAGGAAAATACTTTTCTAGTGGCTCATCTATCAAGCCATATTGAAATAACTCTTCGCCTATTTCGTCTAGAACTACTCTTATTTCAGCAGCAGACTCTTTAACTACAGAAGAAACATCTCCTAAAGTATCTCCTTTACCTTTAAGTATTAAACTAATTTGTTCACTAGCAGTGTCGTAAGCAGTGCCTTTAGCATTTAGCAATATAGGCTCTAAAGATGTTTTAATTTTAGTTATTCTTGGCCCCATAGTAAAATCTATGGTCTCAGCAAAATCAGCTTCTTCTATACTTCTTTTACCTGTTATGGTTCTACCTACATCATATCTAAACTTTTTTGCTAGTGTCTTTGCAGTATTAGAAAACTTTGAATAAGCATTTAAAATACTTGAAGGTTTACCAACAAGTGTCGCTCTTGGGATATAACCGTGAAAAAACTGAGCAGCCGCCACATCAACAGCAGATTTTATTTTCTCACCTGTCGCACCTTGATTTTCAAAAATAACTGAACGCACTAAGTCTCTTAACTCACCTTTAGTTCGTTCACTTCCTCCAACTTTAGATGCGGCCTCATCTATAACATCATCAAAGTATGATTCAAACTCGCTTGGATCAAGATCAGAAAAAACTTTTGATTCAATTTTAGCCGCTGTAGAATTAGCAAAGTCTTCAGAAACTTTTGAAGTCTTTTCATCAACATCTAAAAGTTTTTTAGTGTTTATTTCATCTGTACTAACTGCCCTTTCAACAGTCTTTTTTCTTAATTTACCAGTAGCATACCCAAGACCAGCACCAACACCTGCCCCAAACAATGCATTCAAAGCTACTTCACCGTCATCAATTTGATCTTTAAGCCCTATCGCTAAGTCAATATTTTGTTCTGCATAATTTTCAAGGCCACTAAAGGCAGCGCCCAAACTTCCTTCAACAGTTGCTAAGCCTTTAGCGCCTAACTGATCAGCTACTTCTGCTTCTACTATAGTTCTACCTTTAGTTTTAGTTCCGACAGACTGTAAAGTTCTTGCTACGGCTTTCTGAGCAGCAGGAGAAGCCCCTAAACGCAAAGCACTAGCACCTCCACCAACGACTAAGGTTGCTAAAGTTATAGGATCTGCAATTAAATCTATAGCTATGTCTCCAGCAGCCGTATAAAATTCATCATCGTTTCTTATTTCAGCATTATCAAAACGTCTATTTAAATAAGAATAAGCATCTCTTACTTCTTCAGGTGCTTTCTTTAACTGATCGCCTCTAGCAAGACCAGAGCCTATTCTATAAGCGTCATCTCTAAGAACTTCAATAATATCATCATTACCAAAGTATGACCCAGCATCTAACACAGACTGCCAGCCAGAAGTATTGTCTGCTAAATACTCTAAAACTAACTCAGCTTTTTCTTGAAACTCAGGATCTGCTCTTAAAAACTTTACAGATTCTTTAGACTCATCTATAGCTTTTGGTTTTGTATAAACGTAATCCCCAGCTAAAAATCCTGTTGGTTGTTCTACAATATCTTCTTGTTCAAAAGAATCCAGTTGAAAATTAGAACTTGTTAAATTTACAGTCATGGGTTATACCTTAAAATAAATCCTGATTCAGCTTATAAAGTTCTTGTTCGCGTTTAAATAATCGTTCAGCTTTTTGTTTTTCTCTGCGTGTTTTAGCATTTTCTACAGCCTTCATAGCTTTAGAAACAGACTCTACAGTTCCTGAAACTCCAGAGGATAGTAGTTCTTTGTAGCGCCTAAGATTCATTTCTTCTTGAGAAACAGCAACATTACGTCCTGTTCTTTGAGGTTTTAACTCAGCTTCAATAGTAGCAAGTTGTTCTTTTTCTGACCTAGGATCTAAACGGCCTCTTGCAGCAGTAGCTAAACCAGAAAACAATGTACCTCCTTCTGTATTTTCAACGTCTTCTGCAAAAGTTTTAAAATTTGGATCAGTAATTATGTCTTGAAGTTGAGCTTTTGTTACTGCTCCTGAGCTTATTTCTTCTTCAACTTGCTTTAATATTTTATTTATCTGTGACGGCTTAATATCAATAGCTATTCTAGAATCAGTTGCGTTTATTTGAGCTATACCGTCTAGTATTTGAAGACCTGACATATTTTTTCTTTCCGTAGTATTAAATATTGATTCTTCTCTTTTTAAGTCATTTATCTGAGAAACACCAACAATTCGCATAGCTTCAGTAGCATTAAATTCATATTTATTACTTAAATCAGAACCTCTAAATGCTATATCGTTATATGCTGTAGATAACCACTGCCCACTTTCATCACCAAACTCTTCACTTTTTGATTTTAAAGTAGGAACCGTATTAAAACCATACTCCTGTAATTTAATAATAATATCTTTTGCGAAATCAATTTTTTCTTGTGGAATTTTCGCATCTGATGCTGAACCAACATAAGTTCGCTGGGCCTTGGTATCATCAATCTGACCAACAACATTATTAGCTATATTAACTGCTTGCCTAACTTTTTTCTTTGTTACAGCACCAAAACTGTCTACTTCTTCAACTTCTGTTTCAACAAAGCGCAGACCCCCAACAACAGGAGTAGAACTTACTATTTTTTTATTGCCCCTGTAATCCGTACTTTCCAAGACTAAGTGATCTACATTTACAACGTCACCGTTGCTCAGACGAGTTTCTACGGGTTTAATGCTTTCAGTAGTAACACCTGCACGTTCTTTAACGTCCTTCATTCTTTTTTCAATATCTAAAGCTAACGCTTCTGCATCTTTAACATTTAAACCTGAAGAAAACAAACTACGAAAATTACTTACAGCAATAGCATCATTTTTAAAAGTGCTTTCTGATATATTATCAAGTGCTTCTCTATTTAAATCTTCAAGAGTTTTACCACTAAAAATTCTAGCACTAGCAGCAGAAGCCACATTATTTGGAAGTTTAGCTCTTAGGTTAATATCTCTATCATAATCTTCTAAAGTACCCATAGTTTTTGATTGGGAAATACCTGATTTAGCCGCTTTTTCAAGATCATCTAAAAAACTATCTGCATAAGAATTAACGGCGCTTCCCAAAGATTCAGGATCAAAAGACTCTTCATCTTGAGAAGCATAAATTCTACGCTGTGCTTCAGGGACGGCATAAGTGTCACGTAAATAACCTCGCAAACCACCCACATAGTTTTTACCTTTTTCTTCTAAATCTACAAAAAAATCGCTATCTTTTAAAGCATTTTTATACTTTAGACGTTGTATTCTTACACCTTCACTATTAAAAAACTGTTCTTGTTTCTTTCTTAAATTATTTCTATATAGCCCAATACCTACAGTACCTGCAAGACCTAAAAGTGCGTTACGCTGCTCTGCTTGACGAAGCTTTCTAGCTTGATCTTCATCACGCTTACGCTTCTGAGATAACAGTGATTCTCCAAACTGCTCAATAGCCATACTATGTCCTCTGCATTAAACTAGGTTGTTCTGTAGGTGGAGGTGGTGGACGAGCCATTAAAGACTCTGTAGGTGGTTCAGGTAACTCCGCTTCTTCTACTCTGTCTAAAATTGCCTGACCTTCTTCACTAGGCTCTTTTATTTCTAAGTTACCTACGGTAGCGCCAAACATATCTTCTTCATCATCAGCCATAATTGTATATTCTACGCCTGCACGTTCTGCAAGGCCCATGATAAGATATGCAGTAGGCTCAATTAAAACTAATAATAAATCAGGATTAAACTTACCTTCATTGAACCCTGAGAATAATATGAGTCTTGTGAGTTCCATAACCGTTGTGCCTTCAATAAGACTATCAATAATTGAAGAATAATTTTGCTCATCAGTCATCTGATCGAAGATGTAGTCAATAGCTTCTTGTGGTACTGAAAACTCTGTAGTGGCTGTATAAGGCTGGGCTGTATTAGGATCTTCTGTTAAAGACTCGCCTGGCACAGGTCTATCCATTTTTGAAAAATATTCTTGTAGCTCTGGTGTAGTATCATTCATACTTATAGTCCTCTATTTTAAATACAGCAAGTCTAAAGGATTTTGTAAAATTCCTTGCGCCCAGATTGATGTAGGCTTAGTGTATGCACCAGTAGGCTGTAAAGTTTGAATACGTGTTGAAATCATAGGCTCTAACGGAGCAGCCATAAAAGGCGTTGTGTCTTGGTAAATACCTGCATCTAAAACATCTCCTCTAAGCAAGGCTTCTTGCCTAGCTGCAAGTTCTTCTTCTTCTTGTGCACGCATAAATGTTCTTACAGCACTCTTGCCAACTCTTGAAGAATCGGTCAAGCCTTCTAGTTTATCTTGAGCTATTGTTGTAATATCACGAATAGTTTTTTCTCCAAAATTTTCTCTTTGTTGTGCTAAAAAATCCATATCAGGTAGGGTAGGGGATGGAGACATTAGTTCTTGATCTATGGACGGTAAAGGATTTAAAGGATTTGCCGTTGTTGCTTTTTCTGTAGCAGTTTGAACAACATCTGAAGCATCTACAGTAGAAATCACAGTCTCATCAGCAGTTTGGGTTGCAGCATCTAACAAAGCCTTTTCATTGAACGGCGACTTTATTGCAGTACCTACGCGACTTATAGCACTATCAGGACCAAAGAAAAAACTTTCAGCAGCACCTTGAGCTAAAGCACTGTCTGGTGCAAGCTTACTTAACGCAGTCTTTGAAAACTCTTTAAGGGTACTTGTTACTCCTTCTGTAATAGATGAAAAGACCTTACCAGGAGCAGAAGCTACTTTTCCTACAAACTGTAAAGCCTTACCTGCTGCTTGTGAAAGAGGGCCACCAGCTAGTAAACCAGTACCTGCTGTAGTTGCTGTAGCTGCTGTCCCTATTAAACCTGTAAAAGCACTACTTAATGCTTGACCTATTCCTGGCAGAATAAAAAACATAGCTGCTTGCCCTAAGATACCAGTTTTATCCATAAACTTGCCAAATTTTTTAAAAGCACTTTTAATACCTTTACCTATTTTTTTAAAAACTTTACCTACACCTTTAAATATTTTTTTAAAAAAACTCATGTTATAATCCTCTAAAAAATTCTGATGCTAAATCCATAAGTGTTCTAGTACTACTTGCCCCTTTCTCAGCCGTGCCTTCATTAGCAAGAGCCGTAGCATATAATGTAGTCTTACGCTGCTCGTCATTCTCATATGACTGTCTAATATATGCAGCTTCATCTCTAAGATTCTGCCATAAAAAAGACTGCTCTGCTGAACTAAGATTAAAAGCCATCTGAGCATTCTGTTGATTAGCGGCATTCTGGGCAGCAGTGTCAATAGTGTTTGACTGTCTACGCCATTCTACGTTAGACTGTTCTACAGCTTGCCTGTTTGCTGCATTCCATTGATCACGCTGAAACTCTGTCTGAGCATTAAACTGAGATATTTGTGTATCAATAGCTGCTTGAGCCTTAGAAGCCTCTAAAGCATTCCCAGCATTTATAGCTGCCGCTCTATTAGTTTCACTTGCATTGAACTGCGCCATAGAGTTTGCTTGACTAGCATTGAACTGCCTCATCTGTGCGCCAAGGCTTTCCATAAACTGATTAGTTTGATTCTGAGATGAAGCATTAAATTGTCTTGCTGCATTCTCTGCTGATTGATTTGAAAGTATACGCTGTTGTTTTAATTGCTGATCCAGCACAACAGACTGCTGCCTGTTATTTAAATTAGCCATATCCATTTGTAAGAAGTTTTTTGCATTCTCAGCAGATACTTTAGTGCGTGCGTCTGCGTTTGCTAAATCCATAGATGCTAAGGCTGTAGCATTCTGCATTGCTGCCTGCTGTTCATTGCTAAGATCAGTCATAACCATTGTTTGCATAAACTTACTATTAGCAAGCTGCATTTGTTGATTAGCATCAAACTGAGCTATATCAAGGTTGGCATCAATCTGTGCGTTAAACATTGCAGCCTGTTGCTGATTACTTAGGTTTTGAAGCCCCATCTGCTGTGCAAGCTGTGCGTTAACTGTAGCTGCTTGCATTTTCTTTTCATATGTTTGAAGCTCTGCAACATTTGTAGCATTCATAGATTCAGCATCAGCTTGATTCTTAGCAGTAAGATTTGATAAAGATACTTTTTCTGCCGCACTTAGCTGAGCCATCTCTGCGCGTTGACGTAACTCTGTATTTTCAGACATCACCTTTGCATGGATGCTTAGTTCTTGTAATCTAAATCTATTAGCTTCTGTGAAGTTTGCAGAATCTGAAGCCGCTTTTTCTGCAAGGTTAGCTAACTCTACCTGCTGTTCAGCATTCATGTTAGCTAGGTCCATTTGTTGAGCTAAATTAGCATTAGTCTTTTTAAAGTCTACAAGTACATTAAGATTAGTTAAACGCTCTTGATTCTCAGCAGTCATTGTGTCTCTAGCAACTAAGTTTAAATTATTTAAGTTTAGTGCTTCGATTTGTAAATCAGAAGATAAATTAGCCTTCTCCATATCCTGCTGTAGCTCAGCCTGACGCATAGTGCGATTGATTTGAGCATTAAAAGACGCAAGCCTTGCCTGTTGTTCTGCATTAAGATTAGCAGTGTTTGCTGCATTTAAAGCTTGTAAGTTTGCAAGATCTAATCTTGCGCCAGCAGATAAGTTAGCAATAGAAGCTTCTTGTCTCTGTCTAGATTCTTGTTGTGCTCTTTGCTGAGCTAGTTGAGCATTAGCAAGTTCTGTTTGTTGTGCCTGCTGTGCAGTAGTTAGTACAGCTTGTTGCTCAAACTCACTCTGCTTAACTTTAATTTGTTGCGCCATCTGTGCAGTCTGTGATGCTGCTGTTTGACGATTAGCCAAATTAGCCATACGAAGCTGCATAGTCTGTTGTGCAGTAGATAAATTAGCCTGTTGCTGATTACTAAGATTTTGTGCTGCACGCTGCTGTAGAGCCTGTGCGTTGCTCTGAGCGATAGGTAAAGCACTTTGTATAATAGCATTAAATAACGCATCACGACCTACTGTAGAAGCCTCTAAGCCTCTTTGAGCTAGACGTTGCTCTATAGCTGCTACTGCTGGTCTTGCCCATGCAGGAGTCTTGCCTTCTTCCATTCCAGCTAAAAGATTTTCCATCTGAGTAGAAACTAAAGCTTCTGTAGGTAAGGCAGCAACTGCTGCTACTGTTTCAGGGTCTTCACCACTATCAAGCTGAGCCTCGACAGTTGCAGGATCTTCTGCTATAGCTGCTGTTACTTCTTTAGGCATGTTAGCGAGAACAGCATTCATGTCGGCTGCTGCTGCTACACGAGCCTCTCCTGTAACAGCTTGCATAGATGAAGCGCGAAGTGTCGGTATGCCACCAATCTGTGCAGCATCACCTTTTGGTGCTTCTCCTGTAATAGCCTCACGGCCCTGTAAATCAACAGAAGGAGCAGTACCTAGCTCTTGTGCAATACGTGAAGCAGCTTGTGCTACCTGTGCAGTCCTACGTTCTGCTAAAGTAAATTCAGGTATATCATCTAAATTTGTGCCTTCACCTGTAACAATAGCTAATAGTTCTTTTCTTTCACGGTCACTAATAGTTTGTGCTATACGTGTAGCTGCTTCAGGATCTTCAGCCTCAATTACCTGAAAACGCTCATCAGTAGTTACGCCATCTGCATAGTCTTTTGCTACAGGTCTAGTGGCTGCTCTACCAAGCGCATCTCTTTCTGCTGCTTTATCTCTTTCAGCCGCTCTAGCCCTTTCAGTAAGTCTAGCATCAGTGACTACAGCCTGACGGCTTACTTTTCCCTGTGCAGCTTGTGTAGCTGCAAGATCATCAGCAGCTTTAGCAGTCATTGTTTCAGTCTTTATAGTTCCTGGTAAAGTAGCATCTTCAGCTTTAGCATCAGTGGTTGTAATATCTGCTGGTGCAGAAACTGTACCGGCTTCTGCATCTTCTGCTTCTTCTATTTGCTGTGCTGTGCCTAGTTTAGTGCCTACCTGATCTATCCTATCTGTACTAACTTTTTGAATATCAAATAATTCTGGAGAAGCTATATCAACTTTAGGCGGTGTAGATCTACCTGTAGAACTACCTGTAGAGCTACCTGTAGCACCGGCTGAGGAACCACCACCATTCACGTTAATATTTCCATACTGATCTTCCCAAGCCTTTAACTCTCTTTTAAATTGCGTTTGGCCTCCAACATTACCACCATAATCTTCTCTTTTTGGCTTAGGAGGTATCGTGCTTGTTGTAGAGGCTCCTGTAGAGGCTCCTGTAGAGGCTCCTGTACCTTCTTGAGTTGTTACACTTCCAGTACTTGTATTAGATTCTGGTGAAGTAAAAGTTGTATAGTTTTCAGGTTTAAAGTAGTCGCCTCCAGCCGTTATAAGCTCTTCAGGTGTAAATCTTTTAAAAGCCTGTGCTCCTGTAACCCCTAATTCAGATGCATCTTGAACAATTTCATTAGTCTTAGGATCTAATGTATATTTAAGATTTGCATTTTCATATAGTTCTGCACCTCTTGTATTAGCATCTTTTACTAATTTATCTAAATCATATTTTGGAGCAGCCTGCAATTTTTGTTCTTCTTGAAAATAACCGACTCTACTGCCCTGTTGTAATTTAACACGTCCACCAGCAGTTCTCTTTTGTCGCAAAGATTTTAAAACTTTTTTATTATTTCTATTAGATCTTTTTTTGCTCATAATAGCATACTTCCAAATACTGTTATAGACGTAGTAAATACCACTGTTATAACTAACCAAGCTAATTTTTCCCAACGTGCTGCATGATTATCAGTAGCTTTACGGAGTTCTCTTAACTGCACCACAGCTTCAGCCCAGCGTTCTCCGCATTCTTTCTCATGCTGAGCAATACGGTCTAAAGCTTCTAAAGCTACGTTTATTTCAGTTTTATTGGTCATTTGTAATTTAGCCATTTATTACCAAGGACTCCTGTAGCTGCGGTTGGATTCTTTTTTTCTCTTTGCATTTTATTGCTCATTTGTGTTGTTGACGCTCGATCTCGGCGCTTCGTTCCATGCTTCTCGCGCTCGATTCTGTAGCTCCTCGCCGTAGTTCGTTTGGAATTCAATTGACCACTCGCCACAGCAAGTTCCACTCACCCACGCCAACTTGCCAACAAAAATATTGGAGTAAATATGCAGGTTGTTAGGTGTCACACCGCAGGGACATGGCTTTATCTCACCCACCACTCACCTTCTTGTGGGTCTTTATAAATACGGCCATTACAGCAGCCAACTCCTTGGTACTCCTGTAGCTGCTGTTGGATTCTTTTGTTCTGCGATCTGTGCTGCAACCGACGCTTCTGCTGCCGCAACAGCATCATCACCAAGAGCCGCTTTAGCCCAAGCAATCGCATCCGCTTCAGTAATGTCTGCGTAAGCTGTGAATGAAGACGAATCAGGTGCTGCTAAGCCTACTGTGCCGTAGACTCTTCCTGCTGCGTCGCCATCTTGATCTGTACATTGATAATGCAAAGTGACCACAACATCTGCTAACTCTTGTGTTAACTCACGATCCATTGCGTATACTGTCCATGTAGCCATTAGTTATTCTCCAATTGTTGCACGCGAGCGCGTAGTGATTGAATTTCTTTTACAAGCATTGGTACTAGTTTGGAGTAGTCAATTCCCATCATTTCGCTAGGGTCGTCTGGTGCGTCTACCGCAATGGGAGCTATTTCTAAAAGTTCTTGTGCAATCATTCCGAATGGATGATGTTCCCCACTTTCTGTCCAATCAAACTTTCTCACCTGCATTAAATCAATTGCAGTCCCGCAATCCTCAGCGTCTGCAATGTTTGATTTGACTCTGCGGTCTGAAGTTTCAACATAGCTAGTCGTAGTAGTAGTGGTAATTCTGCCTGCAACGGAACCATTTTTACCAAACTGAATTTGGTTTGCTGAAGCGGTGTCATCACGGTTTAAATTTATATAGCCTTTGCCTATTTCTGTTCCATTTACATCAGCAGGAGTCCCGCCAATACCAACTCCTGATGTTTGAGCAAACAACAATCTGCCGTTTGAGTCGATGCGCATGGCTTCGGCTGATCCAAATTTGAATATTAACGGGACACCTTCAGATGCCAAAACAGCTTGACTGCTATCGGCAAGTAGCCTCATGCGCAACGAATCGTCGGACCTTATATCTATGTAAGCCAATGATGATTGGTTGACTTGAAGCGTAGCTCCAGCAGATGACCCATTAATGCCGACATTGCCTGTGGACAAATCAATTGATAAAATGTCGTTTGATGCACTTGGGCTGTTAGTTTTTCCAATGAAAAGACCGTTTGCATTGTTGACAATATAAGCGTCAACATCAGAGCCAGCGGTATCTTCAAAAAACAGTTGTGGGAAGTCTCCTGATAATTTTAGGGTTGTGCTATTGATCGTGACGTTACCACCAACGGTAAGCGTAGAAGCCATATCCACAGCACCATCAATATCTACAACATCAAGGTTGGTAGTGCCATCTACGTCTATGTCGCCTGAGATGTCTAAGCCTGTCGCGGTGACAGTGCTGTTAAACGTAGCCGCACCTGCCGCCGACATATCAAGAGTAAGTGCTGTGATAGTAGCGCCACCGTCGACACCTTGAACAATTAAATCTTTGTCGCTTGTGGCTGTCTTGAGGGTGATGTCTCCAGACGAATTCGTGAAAGTGAATCCCGTAGAACCGGCCTGATTGAAAGAATAAATCCCTGACGCAGCGTCCAAGAAAATGTCTGACTCAGCATCGACAATCAAATCAGCGGCAATGTCGAGAGTTAAA